TCTCTTACATCTTCAGAAAGAGTTTCCTCAAAGAAAGAAAATTTCTTTGAGAATTTATCAAGTTCTCCAGAATATTCCTCTAATTTTTTATTTTCATGAATTTCTCTATCCTTAAAATCTTTATAGAGAGCCATGTAAACATCAGATATATCTCCTATTTTTTGTTTAGAGTCATCAATTGTTGATTGCAATTCTTCTATTTTACTTTCAATTAGAGAATCAATATCAGAAGTTTTTTCTGTAACATCACTAGATAAAACTTCAATCTGCTCTTTCAGAGACTGAACTTGTTCCAATACATTCTTTTCTAATTCTTTTACTTCTTCTTCTGATTTTATCTTTGTCTCTACAAGTAAGTTACTATACTTTGGAATTTCATTCTCAGTAAACTCCTTAACCATTAAGGTTAACTTTTCAATGACTTCATCATATGCAGAAACTCTCTGTTCCGTTTTTAATTCAGTCTCTGCAAAAAGTTTTTTATACTTGGGAAACTCTTCATTAACAAGATCGCTAACAGTCTCATTAATGTCTTTTGTTGTTTTCTTTAAATCTTCTTTTAAGTTTAATACGGTATTTTGATTGATCGATTGAACATCAGATAAAGCAGTTGTAACTTCTTTATTAACATCTGCTCTAATAGTATCAATATTTTCTTCTACATTACCTTTGAAATTTGAGAATCTAGTATCAAATCTAATTTCAGATTCTGATACTAATTTTTTGTAATTTGGAATATCAACATCGACAAAATTTTCTACCGTTTGAGATAGGTTTGTAAAATCTTCTTTTATTTTATCAATAGTATCTCCATTGATACTCTTGATTCTTCCCTCAATTTTCTTGATAGACTCTTCCACAAAGAGGAGGTGGGCAACCATTGCCTCATCCAAATCTTCTTTACTAATCAGTCCTTGAATATCTTCTTTTACTTCTGAAATTTCTTTGGAAATACTTTCAACTCTATCAACATTCTGTTTAAAGTTTTCAACAGTAACAGAAAAGTCTGATATAGATTGTATGTGATTTAAGTTTGTTTTGAAAGCACTGAAAGCCTCTGAAACCGTTTCAATTTTTTCCGCAGAAAAATTATCTTTGATCTCATCAAAGTCGTTTTTATTCTTACCAAAAAATTCTGAAGGTTTCTTTAATGGCACGTTTAATATAAACTCCGTCTCTATTATTTATTCTCTTCCTTTACCCCCTGTTTTAACATCTTTGCAAGTTCTGCTGTAGATCCGACAAAGAGTGCGTTATTAACAGTGGATGGTCCACGAGATTGTTTTTCTTCTTCAACATCCTTCAGTTTTTTCTGAAGATCCATTAATTTGTCTGTGGCATCAGCAACATTTTTAATCAATTGACCTGCAACTTCATATGCTCTGGGCATCTCACTTTCCTGTGCAAGTTCCAAAATACCATTGATTGCCTCTTGCCCTTTTTCTATTATACTATAAAGATTTCCTCTTGTGTAATCGTAATCCTTTTTAATATCATCTGATGTTTTTTCTATTTTTTGAATTTTTTCATTAACGATTTCAGACTGCACAATGTCTCCATCAACATTGAACTCATTATTTAAACTATCAAATTTACTTGTCATGTTAACGTACCACTAAATCCAAAATCATCACCCTCTTCAATCAATGCATTATCAGCAGAATCAATAACATGAACTTCTGCACCTCTAAGATGTTCTGTTGCAGTTGTTTTATCTTGTGCTCTCTTGACGGTAAGTTTATTGCCGGTGATGGAAGAGATAAAGAGTTCTTCATCATTAATAGCGATGTAAGACTTAGCAGTTAATCCACTTACGCTTTCAACTTCAATTAACTTGGCAGTCTTAGTGGCATCCACTGCAACAGTTGTAGCAGCGTCTCCAGTGTAATTCTTGATTGCTCTTGGAACAGTAGAATAAGTAACTTCTCTTGTCGTATTTGTAGTATCTGTTCCAGTAAGATAACTGATAGATGCTTTCTTGATAATATCCTTGGTTGCAGATGTTGCAGGGCCAAACAGATATGTTTTTGCGGTGAATCTTAAAGTATAGAGAAGAACTCTTCTTGTTGTAAAATCACCTTCATAATCATCCTGCATAGTGATATTCTCAAGAATCACTGGAATATCACGCTTTTCTTGTATCGACTCAACTAACTCAACAGTTAAATTATATGATGGTTGAAAAAATGGTAGGATTTGTTCAACAATTTGTAGAGCATCATCATTTAACTTTGACATTATGCTCAACTCAAACTGCATATTATATGGAACTGGCATATAAATTTTCTTTGACTCAGATCCATCGTCTGGGTCTTTTACAGTGTATTGTTGTGTTGTTGATACTTTTCTTGAGGGATCATATGTCATTCCAATAAATTCAAATGACATTCTTGGCAATGTAATTGATGTAGATTTATTTAAATCTGCTTGCTGCTCAAGTCTTGCAAGAAACTTTTGAGTAGGTCCATAGGATAAAGGGACTCTGATAGTGTTAACAATGCTATCAGAACTATTAGTTTGCTTAATTGTTATAGCATTAAATAGAGTGCCAAAGGATATGATGGTCCTCCTCAAAATTTCGTTATAAAAATATTCAAACATTTTTGATCCCTATGGAATTACACTACTATGAGGTTAATATTATTTATGGAATTCCAAATGGGTTTTGTTCAGAGAAGTCTATGATAGAATCTGCTTCGTTTTCTATATTAACATTATCTGCAAATCCGTCATCAATTGGATTTACGTTGACTTTTCTAAGTTCATGCGATGCACCCGACGTAGATCCAACAATGTTTTCTCCAAGAGTGAAAGTTCCTGTAACATTTGCTATCTCAAGGATATTGGTTTCAGAGTTCCAAACTCTGACTCTGCCAGTTGTCCCACTACTAGATCCCGTAACAACTTCATTAAATACAAACTCACCTGTAGAATCCATATCTGGATCAGAGATTGTAATTGTAGGTGCAGTGCTATACCCCAATCCAGCATTAGTAAAGTGAATACCGCTGATAGTACCAGCAGCACTAACAATTGCTGTTGCAGCGGCACCTGCAGTGCTTACACCGGACAAGAATACTTCATTGCTAAATGTAATAGTTGGGTCCGTAACGTATCCAGAACCGCCTGCAGTGATAGTTATAATTCCTACAACACCATCAGCAATTGTTGCTGTTGCAGCGGCACCAGCACCTCCTCCACCTGTAACCTGAACACCTGGAGCAAGAGTATATGCAGCTCCTGGATTTATAATATTAATATTTTGAACAGATCTTGCTTTAGGATTAGCACTCTGATTACATACATTAATTCCACCTATCATCACTGCAGTTGCAATACCAGTAATTCCTCCTGAGGGAGCAGATGATATTGCAACTCTTGGAACAGAGGTGTATCCGCCACCTCTGTTTGTTACAGTAATTGTACGAATTCCACCCTCAGTAATAATACCAGCCACCGCAGTTGCAGTTACACCAGTTCCAACAAGAGTAAGAGTTTGAATGTTTCCAATAATACTAGACGTTCCACTATCAGATAAACCATCAGATTCTCCACCTATCAAAACATCATCAATACTATCAATACCAGTGTCAATTACCTCATCTTCAAATCTGAACAATTCACATCTCAGTTCATAAACATAATTTTTTTGTAGTTGATAGAATGGTTTTTCATGCTCAACAAATTTAATCTCAAAAAGTCTATCCCCGAGTGGAAAATAAATTAAATCCCCTTCTTTCGGTCTCGTAGACAATCTCACATTCTGTTCATTTTTCATCAAAGGAGAAATATAAGTCTCAAATCTTTCCTTTGAAATAATTAAATTTAATTCTTGCTGCTGTTGTATTCCAAACTTTGATAATATTGTTGCATTATCATTATAACCATCAAAATTATCTACATATGCCTCTATTGGATATGAATCATCAAATTTAGATTGTATTACTTCTTTAATGACTGTATTCTCAGTTAAATATTTTCTCGGAAGATAATGCACCTCAACGCCATACATCCTCAACTGTTCGTTGATAAGATCCTGAATTAAATTTTGTTCAGACCTTGCCCCTTGCTGGAAATATGGATTAAGCATAAGATTAACCAATCATGTCTAATGGAGGAAGTTCATAAGTATTAGACATGACCTCTCTAATCGCATCAAGTTCCTTTTGAGCATCATCATAAATTTGTCTACCATTCAGTTCAACTCCACCAGGAAGCTTTACTCCTTGAAACTTCATAAGATTTTGTCCCCACTGTCTTTTAATTAATTGAGTCACATATCTTTTCAGGAAAGAATCATTCCAAACTCTAGTAAAATCGTTTGGATCTAAAAGTCTATAACAGTCAATAATGAGATAATCGTCTTTAGTCACATCACCCCAATCAACATCAAGATAGAGTCTATCCTGTCTCTGATTAAATCTTATTTGTTTTTCTGTATTTAATAAAAAGTCCACATCTTCAAGATACCTTTTCACCATCGCATAGGATAGTATATCTACAGAACTGAAGTTATAAAGATCATTCAAGAATAATTGATATTTCACACTGAACATATTATTGGTCACCGTTTGTGACCCATCATATCTGAATATCTTGTTTATCCCAATAACTTGTGGGGGAATTTGTAAATAGTTGCTGTTTTCCTCAAAGGAAAATGTTACAGACGCACCGTCTATAGTTGAAGACGCTGTTGTGGTTACAATACCAACAGTTTGATTATCCCCTCGTGTTCTGCCTCTATTAATATCTCCTTCCGTGATTTTATATTTTAAATATGTTTGCACTACACCATCAAAATGTCTTTCATGAAAATACTGAAGGGCATCATCTATTAGATCATCAATTTGCTCTTCAGCAACATTGATTTCTAAAACTGGTGCTCCCAGTTGTCTTTTACAGTAGTTTACTAGGTCAGACCTACTTGCGGGTTGAGCCATTTATACACTAATTCCGTAACTATATTTATGGTGCTGAAGAGATAGGATTAACAACTAATATATTACCTGATATTAAAGGATGAATAGTTGATCCGCTACCAACTTCATGTTTTAACAGAACATCGTAAACATATCTACCTTCCGCTGTTGCTCTCGTATCGGTGGCACCCAATGATACTTTTAATTTACCATCATACGCACTAGTGAATCCAACAGTGAAAGCCGAGGTAATGCCAAGGGTTGCTCCAATAGCAACACTCTTGGACATTGCGGCAGATCCACTGTAGTTTGTTAAATCAA